TCATCCCCCACGCTTGAGCACATGTGGGCGGAGGCCGAGGCATATCGGACCCTGAAGGGCACATATCCGCACCATACCGTCATTGACATCATGATGGACATCGACTATGAAGGGGCTGGTGAACAAAATTACTGGGCCCTCATGGCAGAGCTGAAGGACATGGCCCGTGAACAAGAAACTGCCATCACGGTGGTACACCATACGAGTGAATCGGCGAAGGGTGGTTCTCCACCGCCGCGCTCAGCTATCATGGGGAAGGCCAACCAGTTGCCTACTCTCATTCTCACTCTTTGGGGTGACAGTCACGCTGGAACGCTGGACGTCGCGACCGTAAAGAACCGATTCGGCCCACAAGACGCAATGGGCAAGCGGTATTTTACGATGGCCGCCGATCCTGCGACCTGCTTCATCGACGAAAAAGAAGAGCAGGCCATGATGTTCGATTCGACCAAGCTTGACGACAAGGAGTGGTAATGTGCTGCAACAAGCCATGCCTGATCGGGGCATGGGAGCGGGGCAAGTACGGACTTCAGTGTCTGAACTGCGGACACTTCAGGGAGGCGTGATGTACGCAACGTACCGGGTAGTACTGGAGATCGAAGGGCTTCAGGAGGGGATGGACGAGATGGACATCGACACCATTCTCTACAAGCACCTCAAGCGTTCCGAGATCACCATCACCGTTCACGAGATCCTGGAGGAGAACCAGTGACGCACTGCGGAGAGCCGATGATCGTAGCCTGGCAGAACGGAAAGCCGATCTGGCAGTGCTCGAAGTGTGGTACCTGGACGGAGGCGCACTGATGGCAGAGGTTACGTGTTCCGGCTGCGGCGGGGACGGGCAGACGCGCTACCCTCGGGCCAGCTATGATGGCCACGGAAATCCGACCATCGAACATGTCATCGAAACATGCATCGTCTGTAATGGAAACGGGAAAGTAGATGACGGGTCCTAACACCTGCCCTCTCTGCGGGGACTCCATTCCCTGCTTGAAACACGGGAGCTAGCATGAGAACCAAGATCTCGGTATTGATCGTCGAGCCTCTGGATGAAGATCAGAAGGATGAGGTTCGAGAGGCAATCGATGTAGTCCTTCAGGACTTCGTGTCCAGGTGGGACTATGCGATCTCGATCGATGACCAGTAGGCCGTGTAAGGACTGTGGGTCGACGTCCCGAAAGACGTCGGCCCCCGGGCCTCGTTGCGCCACGTGCCATCGAGAGCGCAAGAAGGTTACCAGGCAGGCCGCTCATGGCCGCTGGATCCTCAAGACCTACGGGATTACCTCGGAGCAATATGAGGCCTTGTACGCCGCTCAGGGCGGCGCCTGCTACATCTGCCAGCGAGCCAAGGGGATCAGCAAGAAGCTGGCCGTGGACCACGACCACGAGTCGGGGTTCGTCAGGGGCCTGCTGTGCACTACGTGCAACAAAATTCTCGGACACTTCAGGGACGATCAAGACACGGCGCTTAGGGCATGGCAGTACCTGTGCACGCCTCCGGCATTCAAGGTGATTGGAAAGGTAAAGCCCAATGAGTAAGACAAACATCGAAGTCCGCGTAGACCTGTCGGAGCTGGCCTACGAGCTGGCTCAGACTGTCCCTGAACGTGATCTTCTGGCGTTCATTCTGGATGTTGACGCCAATATGGCAGACCTCCAGTTCACCAAGCAGCTTAGCGCTGCGCTGATCGACGTCATCAAGGAAGAAGAGGCGCAGTGATGGAGTTCACCAAGGAAGAGCTTGAACGCATCAAGGGTCTACTTGATGAGGAGTTCGACCGCCTGTTGCACGAGAAGCGCGACGATTCCGATGCATTCTGGTCGCTCAGCGATAAGTTCCAGGAGGAGTTCAAGGCCGCTGGCTTCTGGTGGGCCAGGTGAGGGGCAGCTCCAGGCAGGGCCGTGAGGCCCTGCCGCAGTACCCCGAGTACCTGATTCCGGTGTTGGTGCACTATGGGTTTGAGGATGGCATCACTGAGGACTTGGGGGCGCGCCCCATCAGGTGCGCGTTCCATGGGGACTCAACTCCGTCGGCCACTGTCAACACCGCAGACGGCTGGTTCAACTGCCATACGCACGTTGACTGCCCTGGTGGCAATGCAATTCAGATCGTCATGAGCAAGGAGAACCTGGACTATGGCTCAGCTCTCGAAAGAGCAGCGGAAATTGCTGGAGAGTACGGCGTCTCAGTACGCAAGCCATCTTCCCGAAGCAGCCGAATGGCTGGAGGCACGCGGAATCGATCTGGATCACGCAGCCTACGAAGGACTTGGGGTAGTTCGTAACCCTCCGGCCGTTCATGAGCAGTACGAAGGCCGTCTTGCGATCCCGTACATCACCGACTTCGGGCCGGTGGCAATGTCCTTCCGCTGCATGCAGGACCACTCCTGCAAGGAGCTGGGGCACGGCAAGTACCTCAAGCCCAAGAACCAGGAGACCACGCTGTACGGCGTCCGGTCCTTCGATGACGCCCTTGATTCGATCGGAGTCTGTGAGGGCGAACTTGACTCCCTCATCCTCCGCCAGATCGGCATTCCCGCCGTGTCCATTCCGGGCTCTACCAACTGGCGGGATCATTGGGCGAACGTCTTTGAGGATCTGTCTCGTCTGTATGTGTTCGCAGATGCCGACGAGTCTGGAGAGAAGATGTATGAGCGCCTGCGTGATAAGCTGTCAATGCCGGTCCTGAAAGTCCGGCTGCCCAAGGGTGAGGACGTAAACTCTACGTTCCTTAAGTACGGGGCACAGGCGATCATCGACAGGATCAAGAAGTAGTGAGCCGGAGCCACAAGGGGGTGCCCCAGCAATGGGGCCCCCGTCCCCGCAAGCCTCAGCACGTACCGACCATTGAAGAGGAATTGGAAGACATGAATCCCGAAGAGATCTATCTTATCGTTTCTGAGTGGAAGCCGAGCGACTCTCCGTACGAGCTTGAGGAAACCGTTGGCCACCACCGCACCGAGGCGGGGGCCATTCTCTCACTGCACGCCATTGCCGAAGGGCAGGGCGTAGACCCTCAGGACCTTGGCGATGACACCGAGTTCCACATCGAGAACCCGAACCCTCGCACCGAATACACCTCGTGGTACATCACGACCGGAATCCTGGAGGACTGACATGGCAAAGTGGAACGACATGCCGTTCGACGAGAACGCAAGCCCCGAGGTCAAGGCTCTGGAGTTCAACCTTCAGGTACTGGAGAACGGCGGGCAGCCGTACCCCGAGCCTGACATCACCTGGAACTCTTCGACTCCGCCGGAGGAGCGTCGCAATGGCTAGCAAGGATCCGAACAGCTACATTCAGGCAAGCGCGGAAACGCTTGCCGAGACGCTGCTCTCGAAGAACTCGGACTACGCTCCGACCGGAGAGTTCTCCAACTTCGAGAAGGCCGCTGAGATTGCCGACATCACGCCGCTTAAGGCGATGACAGTCCAGGCAGCCATCAAGATGACCCGAGTACAGTCCCTGGTGGAGTCAAATCTCAATTATCAGAACGAATCCCTGAAGGATTCGTTCCTGGACCTGGCGGGCTATGCGATCATCGCTCACGCCTACCTGGAATCCGGCGAGGGCTGGGATGGGCGACCGAACACTACCCTCCCCGCCGACCCTAGCTGGCTGGTGCGCGATGAGTTCTGATCATGAGCGCACCGAAGACAGCGTAGAGTTAGACCCCGACTACCCGACCCACGAGGGTCACCCGGAGGATCAGGATGACTAGCGAGCCCGGACCGAAGTACTGCACTTCTTGCGGTGCACCCAACAGTCCGTACGCCTCGTACTGCGTAGGCTGCGGAAAGTCTCTCTCCTACTAGGGGTTGGCATGAGTGACCAGATCTGCCGGAAGTGCGGGATGATCAACGGCAAGGGCTACCAGACCTGCAACGGCTGCGGTAAGTCGCTGGGATAGGAACGCAAAGAAGGCCCGCCCCTTTTGGGGGCGGGCCGTTTGTCTTACTTGGGAATCTTGAGGTACTTGTTAAGCAGCTCGTTGACCACCGGCACAGCATGTAGCCGGGTAATCGCTGCGGCAACCGTGACCATTGCTGCACCGTAGCCCACAGTCGTTTCGACACCCAGACTCGACAAGAGGATGGGAGCACCAGCAGCCACAGCAAGCAGCGTCTGCACTGCCGTTCGGACAGTTCTGGTTGTTGATTCCTTCATTGATCATCCTTCCACCGACCCGTACTCACGGAGTCGTTCAACTTGCTCGGCCGTTTCCAGGTCCAGGATGCCGGTCACTCGGAGTCCGAACAGGCTCTGAAGCCCACGCAGATGGGCCCTGGTGCCTTCGTCCATCTGCCCCGTCTCTGCCCACCCGAGAGCCTTTTGGACGTGCAGGACCACGTCCCTTTCCTTCTCGCTGGTTACTACCATTACGGGCCGCTTGATCCATGTTGGGGTCATGCTCCTATCCTATCAGCGATGCGCTCAACTATCTGCTTGACCTCCGCCACAGCCGCCCTCTGAGTGACCAGTCCCTCCAGAACTTCGACTCTGGTCTTGAGCTCTATCAGCTCTTCCTTCTTGGCCTCATTCTCCTCGGTGACCGTTTCGATCCTGATTCTCAGGAGGTCTATGGTCTGCCTGGACAAGCCTCTTCGGCCAATACTCCATCCGCTCGCAACACTCACTAGAGGAATTGCGATTTGAACAATGGACTCCGGATCCATGCCCCCCCCTATGTGCTCTCGGCTACTGTTCGCATGACCACGGTGAGGTAGCCACCGCTCGGGCCCCAGATCTCCCAGGCATCCTCGAGCCGGATCGAGTAGCGGCCAGAGTCGCCTTCGAGGCGCGTCGCCTGGTCCAGGCTGATCGCACGGGCCGCCTC